CCGCACAGCCATAAGCCGAGGGATTTTAAAAACTCTCAGGGCATTATGGAAATCAATCACTTACGTAAAATCAGTAAGTTACCAAACACGATGGCGGGTTAGTTTGGGTTGTTGTGGGTGTGGTAGTCACGAACATTGATATTACGCATCATGTATGTGACCGTTTAGCCTCATCATCATATCGTAATGAGCCTGATGACCATTGCTATAGAATATATTCTTAAATATTACAGAGTAACTCTCTCTAGCTATTTCACCTGAATCAATAAATAAATCATCTTGTAGCGAATGAGATCCATCATGAACCCATGAAATTAATGAGCGACAAAGAAATTTATCATCACCCTCAAATTTATCTGCGAGATTATTAATATCAATATTACCAAACATTTTGAAATAATTTTCAAGAATTCGTCTCATTACATTTTGGAGTGATGAAACACTTATATTCTCTTGTTTTACTTCATTCCATAACAACTGATATGATGTTTTAATTGGATTGTCTTTGTAGTTTTTAACTATACTATTCTTATTCTTATCCTTCCTGACAATCCAAAAAGTTTCATTATCTTTTAACTCCTTACCTCCGTTGTAAGTCACTTCCTTGTGGAAATATATGTTATGAGTTAATAATAAAATCTGCTTTACATCACTTTCATTGCCCCTAACCTTATTAATAATATTTCTAATAAGAGTACTTACAATAAAAAGAACATTACTATCTAAACTAGATATTGGATCATCTATCACAACCACCTTATCCTCAGTGATAAACCCTTCACCGACAGCACCTTGAACCATCCCTAAAAAATACAAAAATGTTATAAATGTCTTTTCGCCCTCACTTAATGTGTTTGCAACATGATGACCGTCATCTCTTATTATTTTATAGAATCCCGACTCTTCAGATTCAGTTAATTTAAAATTAGTAAAGCCAAAGTTGGACAACATATCATTGATAAATTCTTTGGTAGGAACAATACTTTTTATGCTTCCTTCTAGATTGCTAATTTTTATTTTTGATTCATTTATAAATTTTTTAATATTATTTATTTTTGCATCTAACTTTATAATAATCGAACGGTCTATTTGTGTTTGCTTGATATTAACATCAATTAAGTCTTTTGATTTCTCGTAGAGATATCTCCAACATTGCTTTGTAATCATATCTCTCAATGGCTGGATGTTATCTATTGTGAGATTATAATTTTCAACTGCATCATTACAATTTTTTATTGTGCTATTGATTTTTTCAACAGTAGAGTGTGTTGACTTCAACTTAATAATAATAGTGGGTTCCGAGATCTTATTGTCTATCAAATCTATATTGTAGTTAAATATCTCTTTAAACTCATTTCCTAAAGCGGATAGTTTTTCCATGCTGATATAGTAATTTTCTTTATGCCCTAAATATTTCTCAAGAGTAGAAAAAACATGACTTCCATATAGCAAGTAACTTTCCTTTACTCCACTTAATTCATTAATTTTATCATCAAATGTTTTGTCAAAAAAGTCCTCTATATCATTTTTGAATTTCTCACTAACTTTTTGTTGACAAAATGGACAATTATCATTAGATGTTTTAAGGTACTCCTTACCCTTTAAAACCCAATCACTGTTATTAAGGTAATTAATTAGATTAGATATATCTACATTATTCTTCCCTACTATAGACTGTTTAAATATTTCTTTACCTTCAATTTCATCTGAACTATTTACTAAAAATTCTAGTATCTCTATTTTTTCTGGTTTTGATCTAAAAAAGGTAGTGCATTTATTTTCAAGCTCCTCAATCTCTAATAATTTTTCTGCATTATCAATTTGATTCATTATTTTATTAAAATAAAGATCTTTGCTACCTCTAAATCCTTGCAGAGCATCTTTTATTTTTTCATCATACTTTCTCCTAATATTCCAAAGTGCATCTTTCAGAATAGCCTCTGCACTATCAAGCTTGTTTTTTGATTTCTCTAATATCTCATTGTCATTATTTAATTTTTCAGAATTATTTTTTATTTTTTTATTTTCTATTTTTATTGATTCTCTAATCTCAACGTTTTCGGTACCTAAAGTGAATACACCTTTTATACTCTCACTTTGAGCAAAATTATCCCTAACGAAATCTCTATTATATACTAGTACCTTCTTCCTTTCTGAAGTCCATTCAATCAAGCATTCATTATAGGCTTCAGGGGTTCTTAAAATATTGGATATTGTCGTTTTTCCACACCCATTGGCTCCATAAATATAATTAATCACCCCTAAAGGTCCTAAATTTTCAGGTATAGACCCATAACTTGCTACATTTGAAACCAATACATTTCTTATCATTTATATAACCCATCTAAAGCCGATCATATGGATTCAAACTCACTGCCGCTTCTAAATGATCCGGTGCAAAGTGGCTATAACGCATGGTCATTTGGATAGTGGAGTGCCCGAGGATTTGTTGCAGTACTAATATATTGCCGCCGTTCATCATAAAATGACTAGCGAAAGTATGGCGTAGAACGTGGGTTAACTGGCCGGTAGGTAATACCAGTTTAGCCCGGTCAATAGCTTGACCAAATGCGTCATAGGCATTGACGAATAAGCGCCCTTTCATCTTTGGAATCAGTTTATGCAGTTCCGCAGAAATAGGGACTGTACGGTTCTTTTTACTCTTGGTGTTGATGTACGTAATTTTATTTGGCATCACCTGAGCTTGTCTTAGCTGCTCCGCTTCACTCCAACGCGCGCCGGTGGCTAGGCAGATACGAACGATAATACCGAGATCTTTATTGCTGGAGTTATCGCACTCATACAGTAAACGCTTAATATCGTCTTCATAAAGGAAAGTTAACTCGTTTTCACTTTCACGAAATAGCCTAACCCCATCCAAGGGATTAGCATGATTCCAATGCCCTAGCCTTTTTAACTCATTAAATACCGCTCGTAGGTAGGCATGTTCACGGTTAACCGTTGCCTCTTTTGGTGGCTTCACAGCTCCGTATTTTGGTTTAGGGCTAAACTCACCGGCTAAACGTTTTTTACGGTAATTGGCAAATACTTCGCGGTTAAAATCAGCAACGGCAGGATCGCCCAAGTTATCACATAGGATATTGAGTTTATTTAATCTTGCTTCGCCGTCACTCAAAGAGCGCCCGTGGAGTTCATACCACTGACCGACCAATGTTTTTAACCTCTGCGCGGCAGTCTCTGCCGGTGTGTAGTCAATATCCAGATCACCACGTTGCGCTAATTGTTCACGTTCAAAGCGCAACGCCTCGCCGCGAGTAACAAAGGTTTTCCTAACCCGCTTACTGTCACGGCCATCTGAGTAAAAATCACAGACCCACTTCCCGTTGGGTAACTTCCGTACTGCCATAAATAAGTCCTCAAGAATAATCCCTTGGGCCTATTTACTGTATATAAAAACAGTAGTCAATGTTTGATATGCAGCACAACAAACATCTGATTAAAAACTAACGCGTGCATGTTTTCTTTGATTTACTGATAGAGCCATCATTACAGACAAATTTCCCATTCTCACAATGGGATACTCCGCCTTTTTTACCAGAACACGGGTAGTTTTTTGCCATAGTGATCGTAGGTAAAGACAAAAGAAGAATACCGATTACAGCACTAGCTAATAATTTCATTAGATTATTATTCCATTAGTGCGTCGATTATTTTTTAGCGCCGACTATTACTATTAATAGCCAGTGATTTCACCGACAACTTTCGCCAGTATATTAACCTCACTAACCGGCCAATTGACATCATTAATTAGCCATATATCACATGGCAAGCGAGTAATATTACTAATTGAGGTCACACCAGCTTTTTCTACCAGCCACCGGCCGTCAGCGATATTTTTAAATTGACGTTCGATAAGAAAATAGCTTTTCTCATTCGGGAAGGATATTAGTTCAGGCTCAAGAATCTGTACAGGCAACAACGCTAAATCTAGCAATATTGGGGATACATCTATTAGTAAGCCATCTTCAAGATTTTTATGAGCAATAGATTTTACAGCTTCACATGCAGTAGCTTTAACCGGTTCATGAGGTTCACCCTCACCAGTGGTAAGCCAGTACAGCGAAACACCTGTTTCTAAAGCGCAGAGCACAATCTCTTTGCCCGGAAAGTAATCACGTTTGATCCAAGTGCTGATAGTTCCCGTTCCTGCACCTAGATAAGCCGCTAACTCTCTTTGTACTTTAAAGCCATAGGCTTGCATCATTCTTTCTACTGCTGCGATTCCGCCACTCAAACACTTTTCATTCACAATGATAAAAAATTCCTTTTCATATTTACGCCCATGATTGCTTTAGGTAAAGCTCAAATGGCGATCAGCATGCTGTAATTTCCCCAACAACTTTAGCCAAAATACTAACCTCACTAACCGGCCAATTGACATCATTGATCCGCCAGACATCACCCGGTAAACGGGTAAGCTCACTGATAGATACAACTCCCGCTTTTTCAATAAGCCACAGGCCATCAGTGATTTTCTTGAATTGGTGCTCAACCAGAAATGAACTCTTGGCATTAGGTGAAGAAATCAACTCAGGTTCATCTATCTGTACTGGAAGTAATTCAGGATCAAGTAATACGGAGCTGGCATCGGTTAACAATCCATCAACCAATTTTCTGTGCTGAATTAATTTAGCGTGTTCTTTTTCATTAGTAGCTTTGTCAGCTTCCCACGGTTCACCTTCCCCAGTTGCTAACCATTGCAAAGATGCACCCGTTTCAAGTGCGCACTGAACAATTTCTTTGCCGGGAAAATACCCACGTTTGATCCACGTGCTTACTGTTCCATGACCAACACCAATTTTTCCTACAAGCTCACGTTGCGTTGAAAAACCGTATGCTTTCAATAGCCTATCTACAACAGCCTGTCCGCCACTAAAAATCATTCAATATTCCCGCCAAAATAATATTGACTCGTACAACTATGAGGATTAAATTCCTCATTATTGAACACAGACACAAATTAACCCGTATTAACCACACATTACAGGATGCACCATGATTCAAAACCTTGCAATCACAGTAACCTCGCCTTATTTATCCCTGCCCGAGTTCTCAAAATTGAGCGGAATCCCTTATGAAACCTGCCGTGGCATGGTGAAAGATGGTCGTCTACCTATCCGCCAGAAAGTTCGCAAAATGGAAAAGGTTCTCGTAAATATGATCGCTCTCACTAAAGAAGCGGCGAACCAGTAATGTACGATATTCAAATTTGCCAACTAATTGTCGGCATATGTGAGGAAGTAAGCCATGTTTGATTTTTCAGTGTCCAAACATCCGCACTTTGACAACGCCTGCCGTCAGTTTGCTTTAAAGCATAATTTAGTTGAGTTGGCAGCAAACGCAGGGATCTCGGCGCAAGTGTTGCGTAACAAATTGAATCCTGAGCAGCCACACCGCCTAACCGTTGACGAACTACTGTGCATCACCGACCTGACCGAAGACCCAACGTTATTAGACGGCCTGCTGTCACAAATCAATTGCATGCCGTCAGTGCCAGTCAATGAAGCCTGCCCCGGCAATATCCCGACTTATGCGCTACATGCTACAGCCGCGGTGGGTTCTATTGCAGCCGCTGCGGTACAAGGCAACCATAAAACAGCGTTCAGCAAATCTGCTCTGCTGGATAGCGTCAATACTGCGATTCGCCATCTGTCACTGATTGGTCTGACTGTGCAGGCGCGCATTCAGTCAACCCCTGCGCTTGCTTCAACCGTTGATGTTATTAGCGGCTTGAGTGCTGTCGCCGGTTTGAGTTGAGGTGTCTTTATGATTATTTCTATTGCCACATTGTTGAAACAGCAAAGCCCGGTAAACCTGCGCCATTTCGGTAACGGTGTGCTGGAGTTGAAGAACGGCCAGCGCTGGAAGCCGGGAAGTAATCAAAAGGCGTTTTTACAAGAATTGTCCTCTGCAAAGAAGACGCCAATATTGCGCCGTTTATTCGGGCGTTAATTGGGGGTTATATGTTGCAATTAACGGAATCTGAAAAATTAAGAATGACGGGTATTGCTCGTATTGCTGAATTGAAAGAAACGCATTTCCGTAATAGAAAGAATGTTGCTCAAGAGGCTTTTGATAAGTCACCGGCACATTTGCGTAAAACAATTTGTTTTCATGCAGGGTTAAAAAAACGCCATGTGAATATGCAGTTTTCAGAGTTAACTCCAGCAGAAAGAGAATCTGTTGTTGAAGCGTTAAATTACTTAATTGAGTTTACTCGTTCGCTGCCGTCGTTTGTCAGTAATGATGACTGCGCGCTGAATATTATTAATTAATTATCATCGCAATATATGGCGTTCTACTCGCCGGGTTTCGTATTGCCTAAAAATAGGAGTTATCTATGCAGAATACAGAACAGAATATATGGGTTTTCGTAGACCCCGCAAAGCCGGGCAGTGAGAGCACAATCACAATGACGTCAGTTGAATCAATGGAGCTAATGCTCAATGAAGCGCGCATGGATGAAAGAAAGAATCAGGCCGCACTGGTTTCATTTCGGCTGGATGAGATAGCTAATCAAATTCTAAACCGAGAATTGAACGGCATAGAGGCGGCGGAGCTGCTTAACCAAATCGCTGAGCACATAATCACTCAGTCTTATGACCAGCATTAATAATATGCGCGGACGCATTACCCCAACTCCGCCGTTGCCTTATCCGGGCAGCGGCGCTGCTGTTCCTGCCTATGCCTATCCCGGCAGTAAACCACGCCAAACCCTTGCACCAGCAAGACCGCTTACCCGTGAACAACTGATTCAGGGGCAAGCTGTTTTAGCCAATATCAATAATCTGCCTCATTTTCTGCGTAGTCAGTTTGTTTCTCGTTATGAGTACCTGTTAGCCAATAAAGGGCTAAACGACGCAAATAAATGGCTGGTGTTTGTCTTTGACCAGCGTATCTGGCCGCGTATTCAGGTGGTCAATAGTAAAAATGTTATGCGCCTCAGTGCGTCAATGAGCTTTTCCACTGATGCCCCAACTTATGCCAGCCTCGCGGGCATGCATGATAAAGAGCTGCGCCGCTTTGCCCGCAAAATCGGTGATGAGCTAATGGTGGCGTACAACCATCATTGTGATGAATGCATTAAGGCTAATCAGGGTGACAGGGCTGTTTTATGGCAGACTGATACACAGGTAAGGATATACGGCGATCTTGCCAGAATGGCGCGCGCTTTTAATATCACCCCGATGCACTGGCGCAAATACCTGAAAGGCCGGTTAGATATCACCTCAGCTATCGCCAGTCTGTCACGGCTGGTTAACCCTGAGTGGTGGGAGCGCAAACTCAAAGCACAGCGCACCCGCTGGCGGGAAGCATTATTGATCGCTGTCGGTAATGTCAGCCGTGATAAGTCAGCGTATGCCAGTAAGCAGGCCATCCGTGAAGTGTTCGCCCGTCGCCAATCTAATCTGGAATATCTTAAAAGCTGCCAGTTAGAAAATATTGAAACCGGTGAGCGCATCGACCTGATTG